CCGTGATTAAATTTATAGGAAAAGCGTTCCAAGGTCGTTGGACTGGTGTACAACCTATAGTTGATATATTCAAAGACCTTTTTAAATGGGCGTTTGATCTTTTAGCTCTCGGGGGCGATAAGTTTACGAGATTTGTAAAAAATTTCACGATGTTTGAAACAATCGGATATTACATGGCGTATGGTCTGACATACCTTATCGGGTGGGTTAAAAATTCAACCCTTCTAAAGACAGCATTTGAAAAGATAGCAAATGCTTTTAATTTCGTAAAGAGTGCGATTGGTTCTTTTATATCCGGAATGAAGATGGCTAGCGAAATAGTCACTTATGAGGATGGATATGTTATCCTAGGGAATGGTTGGGCAAGGGGCTTAAATGAATTTGCAATGGCTGGTGCAAAATTTTCGCGGGCGATCACCTCATTAATTGAAAAAGTGAAAGAGTTTCATATTCTTGACAGGATTAAAGATTCTTTCATTAGGTTAAAAGAAGGCATTATTTCGGCATGGACGTCTCTCTCGGCTTTTATAAAAAAACTCACGGGACTTACTTTTGGTGATATACTAAAGTTAATCGGTGAGAAACTCAGGTCTGGGTTTAACACAATAAAAGATGTCATGTCTGGATTTTCTTCAGTAGATACAGAAGGGGTAAGCACTTTTGGAGATTCTATCATAGAAAAACTAGGCCCGTTAAAGAATTTGTTCGATGGTTTAGTTTCTGTTATAAAGGGATTTTGGAATCTAATAAAAGCCGTAATTCCTATAATTGGAAATCTTTTAAATTGGTTTGGCAATGCATTAAGTAGTTTGGGTGATACGTTAACAAAACTTTTTAATGGGTCTGAAGGTTTATTTAGGATAGAGACCCTTTTTGATATTGCTTTCTGGTCTATGATAATAACATATGCTCATTGGCTAATAAATCAGATCTCGTTACTCAAAGGTGAGTTTCTTGAGGTGTTTGAAGGTTTAGGGGCTGCATTAGAGTCTAAAGCAATTTTACAGTATTCATTAGCTATAAAAAATATTGCAATAGCTCTAATGATATTAGTTGCGGCTTTAATATTGTTAGCATCCGTTGATTCTGATAGAATGGCGTCTGCTATATTGTCGATAGGTGCCCTCATGGGAATGATAATGGGATTGATGCTTGCTATGAAATCCATGTTTAGCGTAACCAAGGGTCTTGGTCTTAGATCCCTTGTTGCTGGGTTTGCGATGGAGCAAACGGCATCGGCTATTATGTATTTAGCCGTATCAGTAACTGTGCTAGCTTTAGCTGTTAAAATAATAGCAGGGATCAAGGAAGAAGATATATTGCGTTCTGTTCTGACACTGATGTCTATAATATCAGCACTTATCGCGACATCTATTATCATTTCAAAAAACAAAGGTTCCATTATAGAAGGGACAAAAGGTTTATTGACTCTATCACTCTCGGTGTTAGTATTGTCAGTGGCACTTAAAAGTATATCTAAACTTAGCATGGAAGAAATATGGAGAGGTTTAATTGGGGTAAGCGCTCTTGTTGCACTAGCCATGTCTTTCTCTTTGATTACAAGATACGTCTCCGGGGCTATAAAGGCTTCTTTCGGCCTCTTTATATTTGCGAACGCTCTATTGGTAGCGTCTATACCTCTAAAAATTATAGGGTCAATGTCCTGGGATCAACTTGCTATTGGTTTGGCTGGTGTATACTCACTCGTATCTATGATGGTATTCTTTGCGTCGATAAGCAAATATGTTGAAAAAGCGGTACGATCTTCTTTCGGCCTCTTTATATTTGCGAACGCTCTATTACTAGCGTCTATACCTCTAAAAATTATAGGGTCAATGTCCTGGGATCAACTTGCTATTGGTTTGGCTGGTTTGACTGGCATTTTGTCAATCATGCTATTCTTTGCATCATTTTCAAAGTATATAAGCAACTCTATTAGGGTAGCACTTGCCCTGGGTATTTTTTCACTATCTTTACTCTCGGCATCACTTGCCCTTAAGATTCTTGGCTCAATGACCTGGGATCAATTAGCGGTCGCTCTAGCTGGGATAACCGGGGTTATATCGCTCCTTTTACTCACACTATATTTGAGCGGTAAATACGTTAGTAATGCGCTACTTACGGCTGGTTCTATGTTAATGCTATCTGCCGCGATGGTTGCATTTTCATTCTCGATAGTGACTCTTTCATTAATAAGTTGGGGAGGAATTGCAAAAGCTGTTCTATCTCTAGCCGCTATTGTTTTAATGTTATTTGGACTTTCTAAAGTTATGAACATAAGGAATGTCTCTACGATGTTCATATTCGGGCTTGCATTAGCCTCATTATCGACTGGATTGCTGGCATTTGCTATTGCTCTAAAAGCTCTAGGTTCTGTAAGCTGGGGTGATATCGGAATGGCCCTCGCAGTTATATTCCTGGTTATAGCGGGTACCAGTTTCCTTTCTGGTATACTTGGAATAATATCACCACTTATAGCGTTATTTGGCCTTTCACTCATTGTTTTATCTGGAGGGTTAGTATCATTTGCGATAGCAATGAAAATGATGGGATCTCTTGATTGGGCAGGCGTTGGAAAAGGCTTTTTAATAATTGCAGGAGCGCTTCTTGTTTTTTACGTAGCTTCTAAATTCATAGGAAAATCTATACCTGTGATGTTAGCGTTTTCTTCGACACTGTTAATGATGGCAGTCTCGTTTTTACTAGTTGCATTTGGCCTTTCGCTGATAATGTCTATGGTAGCTGGGGTTTCCGAATCCTTATCAGCGTCAATCGGTTTTATAGCGGATTCAATATCTGAAACAGCTCCGAAAGTTGCAGCCGCCATCGGATCTCTCATTGTAGCCGTGTCTGATGTGTTGATAAAAACGTCGGATTCTCTATTTGCAGTGATCGATAATGCGATAGGCGGGATTCTTAACATATTAATAAAAAGAGGACCTGAATTAGCTCTAGCCGGTGTTATACTGTTAGATAATTTCTTAGCTGAGATGGTCTTTAGATTCCCCTCTATAGCGGAATCTTTGGTCATAATGCTCTCAATGATCTTGGACGCGGTTTCAGAAAAGATAGAGGATACCACGGATCGTTTAATCGATATCGTACTTGGAATTGTTGACACTCTAACCGACAGACTGCCAGAGTTAATCCGAAGTCTAGAAAATTTTATCAGAGAGTTGGTTGAAAGTGTCGTTGACTCGCTAATTAGACTTATACCGGACCTTGTTGACGCTGCTTTTGAATTAGTCACAGGTTTGATTGATGGTGTTGGCGAGGCGATTGAAGATAACTCAGGAAGACTCGGTGAGTCTATGATTGGTTTTGGAAGACATATGTGGAACGCCCTTATTAATTTCTTTGGTGGAGTTGAGTACGACAGTCTTGTTGAAGTTGGCTCTAACATAGTCAATAAGATAAAAGAGGGACTTGTATCCGCATGGAATGGAGTCGTAGCCTGGTTTGAAAGTATCGCCAAATACATAGATGATTTTTTCAAGAAAACATTCGGGGTTAACTTTGTTATGCAGTCAGGTTCCGGCTCTGTCTTAACCGTCGAGGATTTCAATCGAAAAGAGTCCAGGAGAATGACTACAAGAGTGCCAAGAGAATCTGCGGCTGAGTATGGAGAATCCCTAAATGAAGAATTCGAAGAATCAGGCGTTTTCTCGGCTGTTCAAAAAATCTATGATATGATTATCAGTGGGATCTCAGATGATCTCGTTATCCGGCCCGTAATGGACCTTACAGAAATTCAAAATGGAACTAGAATTATGCATGGAATGCTTGAAGAATTTGATGGATATTCCATCAAAGCCAGCTCAACAGCAAGTATGGCGGATAAAACATACAAGGGCATGAGGGAACGTGAAATCTCTAGAGCATCTGGAAGAACCTCAGATAAAAATCTTGTTAATCCGAATCAGAACCCACAAGAAAACACAGTAATAAACAACACGTTCAATATTTCTGGAGCAAATCCGAAAGAGATTGCGAACGAAGTCTCTAGAGAACTTGGAAAACAAATCGAAAGGAGAAATGCTAAATGGGCGTTGGGTCGTTGACGTTCAATGGCATTTCCACAGTAGACGCAACCTATTGGTTGATAAATGGGAAAAAGGTGGGGATTGTTATCCAGTCCCCACCCGTCTACGAATTTCCTTCAAAAGACGTTGAATCTATCCACGTCGAGGGAAAAAGTGGAGATGTTATCATTGACAAAAATTCATACAAAAATGTAAAAAGAACTTATTCGGTCGCCGCCATATTTGGCACTGACACCTCGTTTGTAGCCGTGGCATCAAAACTAACAAATTGGCTTTTGTCAGCTAAAGGGTATGTAAAATTGGAAGATACGTATGAGCCCTTATACTATAGACTAGCGCAGTTTTCGAACCCAGGTGAATTGCGAAATTTTTATGATAGAGTCACTGCGATACCTCTATCGTTCGATTGTAAGCCACAGAGATTTTTGAAATCTGGAGATACTCAAGTTCCCTTTGATATGATCGGAGATTACAAGCAGATCATTAACCCAACTCTCAACGAGTCACTTCCGGAGATAACTCTTGACTTACACTCATCCGGTGAATTGGAAGTTATCATAGAGTTTTTTTCTGGTCCTGACTATTTGAGTCCAACAAATTACCACTCTGTTACGATAATGACATCTAAAAATCTCACCATAGATTGTGAATACCAAGAGTGTTATGATGAGCTTGGATATGTAAACAATAAGGTTTTTCTAGAAAATGGGTTTCCAAAATTTCACCCTGGTCTAAACTGGGTAAAGTACGCTGTTATTGGAGCCGAAGGTACAATGGATAGAATCCTAATAAAACCTAAATGGTGGACACTATGATAATACTCTACAACGATACAGAGAAAAATTTTACGTCACTTGGTCTTGGTGTTTTGAGAGACGTCATTTCCTGTACCGTTAGAGAGGAATTGAACGGCTCTTATGAGTTGGAAATGGAATACCCTGTAAATGGGACTGGGTACAAAAATATTTCACTTAGAAAGATAATCTTAGTGAAGCCGAACACTTACGACCGACCCCAGCCTTTCAGAATCTACGAGATAACAAAACCTCTAAGCGGCAGAGTTATTGTCAACGCTGAACATATCTCGTATGATATGAGCGGGTATGTTATCAAAGGATTTGAATCGACCGGTTTGTTAGATGCGCTTTCAAAAATTCAAAATGGAACCATTCTGCCAAGCCCATTTAAGTTTTTCACAGATAAAATCAGTGATGTGACCTTCAAAACGAGATCCCCATACAACATGAGATCTCTATTAGCTGGAAGTGATGGTTCAATAGCTAATGTTTATGGAGGGGAATTTAAATTTGATAGATTTGACGCGTATCTAAAAGCCTCAAGAGGTCTTAATAGAGGTGTAAAAATTCGGTATGGTAAAAATCTAACAGATTTAGAACAAGAACTAGAAACAAAAGACTACTACACAGGTGTTTTTCCATTTTATTATCTTCTCAAGACAGAGACCAAGGCGTCTTCGGAAAAAGTCTATTGGCCTAAGTACATCGTGCCTGATATTTTGAGGTATGACTGGAGATGGTTATGTGCGACACCAGGTGCAAAGTCTGACGTTCCGATCGTACAAGATATCCCCGTTCAAATAAAGACCGATGGGGATTACAAGAATAAGGTTTATGTCTACAAAAGGTTTACACCAATTGATTCTTATGAAGATAAGAATGTTGAAAAGTTCTCAGCGGAATGGCTTTATTCAGACGAGAATCTCACGACGAAAATTATACCGCAAGAAAAAACGATCTATAAAGTAAAAAATGAAGGGGATTATTTCGATAAGAAATATATTTGGAATTACCTCCTTCTCAAGTACATCGACTACACTGGTGATGGTTTCTATATTGAGCCCGATCCAGTCCCCCCACCTTATATAATTAACCAGCTCCCAACTACAATTGAAACTGAAGAGTACCTGGATTTGACTTCGGCAAAGGATTCTTATATTCATGATGGCGGAGTGGAGTTCTCTTCCACGTGGTTAAAAAGTGTTGGAACGGATACAAATCCACTAATACCGATAGATAAAGAATTATATTTGATTAAAACCACGGGCTCGTTCCTTAACAGAAAATACATGTGGAACCAAAGCGCTGGGTTGTATCAAGAGTTCACTGGTGATGGTATCATTTATATTCACACCGGCATTGAACAAAAAATACTAACCCTCGATCTCTCCTCATATTTCAATGAGAAGCCCTCCCGTTCGGATTTAGACCTGCTTGCTAATGTATACATCGTCAATAATCAGATAGGACAAGCCAAGGAATCAACGAAAGTGTCCTTCATAAATCTTTCAGATAGTGCAGAGTATGAGCGGTTTAAAGATCTTGAAAAAGTTGAACTTGGTGATACCATCAGTGTTTTTTATGAAAAACTTGGCGTTGAAACCGAATTAAGAGTCATATCCACTGACTTCGATGTCATATCAGAAAGATATATTGAGGTTGAATTAGGTAAAAAATTGGCTAATATAGTTGACAAATCGGTCTCAAATGGCGATTCGATTTCGTCAATGACCAACGATGCTAAATACGCTGATATTTCGACCGTAAATAAGCTTGTTGCTAAAAACATTACGGCAGACTACATACAGGCAGCCAATGCGAGTTTAAGTACTGCTCAGATTGAAGAGCTTCAGGTTGCCAAAATCAGATGTTCCGGTATAATTGAGGCATCTGTTTTTGATATTGATGAACTCGTTGCAAAATTAATGACAGCCGATAATGCCGTTATTAGAAATACTCTTACGGCGGGAACAGTTGTTGTCAGGGGTACTATATTTGCCACTTCTGGTAAAATTGGGGGCGTCAGAATAGAAGATGACACCATCGTAGCCGGGGAGGATGAAGATTTTAAGGTTTCTAGCGATGGAAGCATAACTGCAAAAAAGGCTTTCATCGAGGGTAACGTAAAGGCAGACGTTCTGACAGCTCAAAAAGTTCAGATAGAAGATGCTATAATTCAGTATGAAACCGGTGGGGGAATGATATCTCAAACAGTAGATTTCTCTTCCACAATAGTTGTTTCATACGATATGGAAAACACCAAGACTTATATTACCGTAAAGGTTTATTCGAAAGTGAATGGTGTTTCTTCACCGGTTTGGGTGCTCACCCCAATAAGAGTTACGATAGGCTATAAGGTTCTCGAGATGGATCCTGAAACTTTCGAAACATATTATGTCACCTATAACGTTGCTACAACTCTTTTCCTATCCGAAGGCTTGTCCTATGTCGAAGAAGAATTGGCGATTGATGATATAGTGGGTACGCAATCTATATCTGGAATGA